TTACTTCGTATGCCATTTCTCATGTCCTTTTGGCTTATTGCCTTTGTATATTTAGTTTAAATTTGGATTAACCAGCTTGAACTTTTAGAGTGTATACAATCTGTATACGCTGATTGTGACTCTTCTCAACCGGGTGGAAGATAAAGTGCGTAAGCAAATTACCAGAATTTAAACCTGCTGTCCCTTTTGTTTTTAACGCGATTTCGTCAAATACCATTTCGCCATCTACGCTTGTGGTTGCATTTAAGCTGTCTTCGGTGCTGTTAACAATGTTAAAAACGCTATCACTTGCAACGGGATCATTATAGTCCAGTGTTGCTGTTACTACTGTACTGCTGTAAGTTGTTCCTGTAGTATGTGCCACTGTTAAGTTGTTATTAGCAGAGTCTGGATTGTTTAGATCTTGTGCATCAACCACTGTAAAGTACGTTGGATTATACAGTTCTGAATTTGATCCAAAAACGTTTGGTGTTCTATATGAAATAGAACCGTCGATTGCAGTTACACTTGCACCTTTACCAAAGTGCATTTCACTAATAAAGCTGTTTGTTCCGCGGGCAAGTGCTGTTGCTAACACTTGACTCATATTTTCCTGGTGAATGGCGTTTTCGCCTTCACGCAATACTTCCCCGGTATCAGCATCTGTAATCACAATGTGAGTTGTAATTTTAACTGGTAAAGATGTTATGTTCATAATGATATTTAGTTAGTTGTTTTATAACCCACTTTATTCCTCTTGCAGTTCCTGTACGACCACTTCTGTGACCGGTGATAGCTTTCTGCCATCTTCGGTAGTAATTGGGTTTTCGTTTTCATCAGTTATCACGGTACGAGTAGTCCAAGTTAATGAAACTGATTCCCCGATAGCAACTGCAATATCTTGCTGGGCATTGTTTAGCTTATTTGCCTCCACAATTTTACTGTGGAAGGGTTTAACTTCGTCAATGTACTTGATAATTAACTTATCTTTCTTATTGTAGTATGTACCCACCTTTTCTAATTCGCGCTCGCTGGTTTGGAATACGTCAAGATATGTTGTTTTTACTACCCAATCTGCGTTTGAAATCTGTGACAAACTTTCCTTAACTAACGCAAAGAATAACTTGTTAAAGTAGCCAATGTCCTCGCCTACAAAGATATTCTTGCGAAGGGCACGTAGGATGCTCTCAACTACTTCGCTGATATCTTCGTCCCAGTATGTTCTATCCCAGGATAACTTGTCCCATGCATCGTTTAAGCTGCCATCCCAAATTGAATTTGAGAATTGGATTGTACCATTTTTACGATACATTAGAGTTAAGTTGTTGCCAGACTTTGTATATGCTTCAATGACATTACCATATGCATCAGCGATACCAAAGTTTGTTACTGTGTTGTCAAGTGAGCCAATCTCTTCAGCACGGATTCGTACTTGTTCGTTGCCAACTGTGTAGCCGGGTACAATGTAATCAACATAATCCCAATACTGCGTTAGATCCTTTTCGTATGATCCGTTCAAAGGCTGATACTTTATCAAGTAACGGTCCCAGTCTGGTTTGCTAATTGTGTCAATGTTTAGCAAGTAGTCGTTGGCTGCTGTAATAAGAGTTCTACGTGCCGCAATAACATCTTTGAACCAAGATTGTGGTCTTGGTGCATACTCATTACCGTAACGGCGTAGTGGGTGTAAGCTAGCATCAGGTACTTTACGACGAGTATTAACTACTGCATAGTATCCTTCTGTGTTTTCGTAAGGATCCTTAATCAATGCACCTGCGGCGCTCTTGATAATAAATCTCTGCTTGATATCCTTAGCAAGTCCACTTGCAACAAAGTCATTGATAGTTACATAAATCTTATGATCTGCCGATGTTGCACGACGAACAGTGTTAATGTCGTAGCGAGTATCATCGAGATTTTGAAGAATTGGATAATCGCTGCCGCCGTATGTGCTAGTAGCAACGTCGATGCCGTTGTTCTTGATGTACACGTAATCGCCTTTGCGATATTGTTGACCAACAACATACTCGTTTAGTTTGTATGCTTCTCTGTAGTTGTCACGGCCAACAATACTTGACGACAAGCGTTGATACAAGAAGTCATCAATCACATCTACGTTTTCTGTTACTAATACACTGTTGTTATGTACCTGCTCTGGATTTAAGTTTTGTTCAATACGCAAGATAACTCGATCTTTGTTACCAAACACTCCAGAAATGTTAGCAATAATAAATGCATTAGTATCAATAGGTGCTAGCCAAGCAACGCCATTTACATCCGGATTGTTTAGCACCGACTCAATTGCTGCCGCAGAATATGCTCTGTTGCCGCCTGCTGGTACTATTGAAGGGCTACGCTTCCAGTAATAATATGTTGTTGTGCTTGCGCCAGAATCTGAATCAGTAGTAACAATTTCGCTGTATCTAATTTGACCGTCAGCATTACCGCTAGTGTCTAAGTACGCATCAGGTGCAACGTCTGTAGATGGTAGTTCAGTACTACCTACCCACTCGTAGATGGCAACTTCGCTGTCAGCAAAGCGTTCGCCCCAATGGTTGGCACGGTATTGTAAATTACCTGACTGTTCATATTCAATATAACGTACCTTGTCAAGGTCCCACCATAGCTTGCCAACTTGTTCAGCACCCCAAGGTGAAGAATTGTATTCGTCTACTACGCCTAGCTCGTTAACATTATAACTGGCAGGATCAGGCAACTGTTTAAAGTCAATATATTGAGCAACGTCATCGATGGTCAAGCCTTTGTATGGATCAAACACTTCAAGTGTTTGAATCAAATCTTCAGTGTCGTAATCAAACAACTGCACTTGATAAATTGATCCACTGTCAATCATCGTGTTGCTGTAGTTTTCAATGTTATACTGCTGTGCATTGGCTTGACCATTGCCAGTAAAGGTGTAAATCTTGTAGCTACCTTCAATATCACCATAATCAACATACGCTGTCATACCTGCACTAAATGATAGAGTAGATGCTAAGAATTCCTCATCTGTTGTAAATTTAACAGAGCTTAATTTAAATCCAACTGCGTTATACACAACTTCATTGCTGGTACTACGGGCCTGAATCAATACATTATAGTCGTCGACTACTTCTTTAACTTGATGAACTCCGTTATAGTTTCCGTCATTTGTCCCAGCAACAATAAACGAGTCGCCTTTTGCCAATCTGTGTGGGCTAGCAAACGAAGCCTTACTTTCGTTTAAGCCAGTGTTGATTGCATTTGGACAAATTTCTTCAATATACGCAGGAGCAAATGCCTGCAGAACGTTCCAGCCATAGCCTTGTGGCTCTGTAAAAATGTAATCGCTAATCCAAATTGACGGCAACATTGTGCCAGTAATCAGTACTTCGTCCCATTGGGTATTGTCAAACGCACTAACTGCTGATCCAACAATACGAACTGTGGCGCGATATAGTTTGCCTTGGTGCCAAACAAAGTCGCCTGTATTGTAATCGTTGTATCTGCTAAATGACTGTGTTTCAAATAGTATTGCAGAATCTTCTACGTTAAGCAACTTATCAAATGTAAGTTCGCTTAGACGCATAATTTCTACGTCAGTTGTAACAACGTCGGCTAGACCGGCACTTGGCAACCAATTTTGTGACTTGCTATAGTTCTTGTCAATGGCATCTCTGTTAATTGTTTTAAACAAGTAATCGCTTGGACGAGAAACCCAACGTGGATCAGCTTTGCCAACAATGTCAATAATGTTGTCGCTTCGTAAGTCTGTAACCCCAAGTGCATCGTCGCGGAATCTTACAATTTGACGATTACTTGTTAGATCTTTTTTACGAAGTTCAATTTCCCAAGTTTTCTTGTTTGACAAATTGCCAAACTCGCCTGTATTAAACATCCACTGTTCATTAACACCTACATCTTGTTCGTTACCCGGAATGTCAATATTTCTGTTTCTAAACAATGCATCAATGGCTAAGTTTGTACCAACAGCACTTTGTAAGCCTTGACGGTACAGATACGCACTTGTACTGTCTTGTACAATGTCAGCAATAACACTTTTCTTTGAAGGTACTACGTTTCCACGAGCAATGTCAGTTTTAAGTGTATCAAATGCAACACGTTCGGGCATGTGACTTGCAACAATATCATTTACAAGCGTATCGAAACCAGGCATGGTGCTGTACTGCTGTGGTAATACGCCAAGTGCAGAAGGACGGCCTGTCCAGTTGTAAGTTCTGCGGCCAGCAATTGTTAGATCTTGCAATCTGTTATCTGTTTGTAAGTCAGCAATCAAATCACCAAACTTGGTTTTGTTGCTAATAAAGAAAACGTGATCGTAATATTGTGTTTCAAAATTTACAAATACAATTTGATCGTTGGTTAGTGGAGTGATTTTATCAGTACTTGGCTCAAAGTCTCGAGTAATTAACAACTCTGCGGCAGTAGCCGAACGTCCATTGGCATACAATACCTTGCCAGTACGTCCAAGGTCAGCATCAAGTCTGCTTAGTGCGCCCATTGTGTGATGAATTTTTAAGCCATCAGTTGTTGCAACACCCACGATACAGAAGTGTTCTTTGCCCCATTGTTCTTCGCTCCAGGCAATAGCATCAATTGCCGCTTGTTTCCAGTCTGTAATGGTGCCGCGACTGTTGATGCTGTCTAAAATTAAACCTTGTTGTTGTTGATACTCGCCAAGACCCATTAATAATGTAATCAAGTCTTGTTTATTTGCAACGTATGCTCCGTAAGGCACTGCCACTGGCGTTGTGTTCCAGCTTAGATACTCGGTAAAAGTTCCGTAACTAGTAACTAGCTGACGACGAGTTGTAGGATATCCTGTTGACAGCGCATTTGCTGTTGGTGTTAATACTTTAAAGAATCTATATTTTGGATCAAAGCCGTACACACGGAATCCAACATCATCCTTTTCAACTCGCACAGAAGTGTAACGTAACTGTTCTTTTGGAATACCGTGGCTCAATGTTAAACCAAAGTCATTGTCAGGTACATATTCATTGTCTTGGAATTTAGCGTACGGCATTTTCAATGTAATAACACCATCAGTGAAGCCACCAACACTGAACTCTAACTTAGTGCCGATGGACAACAAATCTTCCAATGGTGACTCTCCTAGTAGGTTAAACTCGCGGTAGCCTTCGAATAGTACTGCACCAATGCCCATTAAAGGTCTTGCGTATAGGAATTGGTCAGGTGCAATGCTGCCTGTGCCCTTAGGCGCTGTGCTGTTATTATGTACTGTTTGTATAAACGGGTTAATTGCACTATCAAAGAACTCGTTTGCTAAGTCGTAGCAATCTAATGCACGAAGCACATTAGACCAAGTGCCGGTAATGCTTCGGCGCCATGCTGTTTCAGCTGGACCCATTGCACCAATTTCCCATGGCTGTTGTGCTTCATCGGCCGTTGGAGAAGCAATACCAGCATCAAACGGGCTTAGTAAATTACCGTACGCATCAACTGGGTAAGTTGCATGCGGGTGTGCAAATTTTGGATCAGTATATGCCGCGGCACCTGGTTCATTTAAAATACCAAAGTACAAGGCCAGTTCAAGTGCTTGACGTTTGGTTGCATCAGTCCACGAGTAATGAGTGTCCCACCATGTTGGTTTGTTGTCGTAACCTAATGCTTCCCATGGAGATTGATGCAAGCGATAAGTTCCGTAGAAATCTAAGTATAACTTTCTCCAACTTGCACCACCGTAATTCCATGTCCACGCATCGTTGGCATCAAAGTCGTTACGGCTTCTGTAATCGATGCCGTTGATAGAGTACCACTCCAACTGTGAACGAGACTGTGACTCAGTTATTTCTTCTGCTGAATAGTTTCTAAATGCGTACTGTCTATTTGCTTCGCCAACAGTGTTGATACAAGCATTGTAAATTCGTTTTTCTAATTCTAAAATAATTGCATTTAGTAGATAGCTCTCATCGGCTTCTCCTGTTTCTGGATCTACGTATGCAGTAATGCGCGAGCCATCGTGTCGTTGAATAAACGTCTTGCTATTGGTTCCCCAAGTTTCTGTTACCACTTGTGGCACATATAGGCCGCCAAGGCCAAGTTTAGCAGGGCTTGCTGGGATTCCAGAATACACTTCAGTTTGTCCAGCAAAGTAAATCTCAATGATACTATCAATTGCCGGTGCTGTATTAAACACTACTTGTTGGCCGCTGATTGTATAGTCGGCGCCGCGTAATTGTAAATTGTCGTTTACATACACGTAAACGTGATCTGCGGCATATGGTAGAGTAAACAAATCAACAGAACCAATAGCAAATGTATTGCTACCATTGGCCGTTAATGTATTCAATTGCATACCTTCGCGAGTAAGTGCCATGCCTGATATTGCATCAACTGAGCTATAATTTACACCAAGAAGCATTTCGCCCAATATACGATCAAGCGTTTTGTTAATACCATACTCGCCAATGTTGTAAACAATATTGCTTTCTTCTAACTTGGAAATAAACTTACGGTACCATCTCCAGGCGCTCATTGAACGTGCAACTACAACATCTTGCAGTCCTGGTTGTAAAGCAAAGTTTGCCCATGAAGAACGCATAGCACTATTGTCGGCCATATAAATGCCGTCAAGTGTTTTAAACTTTGGACTATCAATCCATTCACGCTTGCCTGCTGTGTTTACTGCAATGTTCTTTGACAAGCCTTTGACAACTCGTGCTACACTAATCTCGCCAAAGTTTTCAAATTGCTCTGGATTATAATCAATGCCTGGAATAGCAGTTAAGTGATCTCTATCAATGTTATTACCTTGGTGCTGAATTTCAACAACGCCTGTGCCATTTAACGTAACTGTATAAGCAGTTGAATCGATGTTGTAGTCTACTGGAAGACCGTTCAACTTAATTTTTACAAATCGTGGATCATCTTTAAATTCAATTAGTCGAGCAGTAAAGCTGATAAAGCCAACTGAAACTGTTAGAGTATCAATTGCTGTTGCTGGAACAACAAATGAAACCACACCGTCTACTACTGGCACATCAAACGCTTCGAAGCCCTGACCACTTACTGTTGCTACAGTCTGTAAGCCGTTGTGATATACTTTAAATGAAACTGTGCGTCCACGTGCGGCAACTGCTACATTATCAACAACTGTTTTAAAGTCATCTGTGTGCAATACTGTACCAACGCCATTGGCAATCTTAACTGCCCAATTGTAATCTGGCCACATCGAACTATCTAACTGAATAGTTGTCAGACCGTCAATGTTTTGTGAGCGAAGTGCCCAGCTTTTCAACTTGAACCATGCACGACGATAGCCATTGCTTAGTTCAGACACTGTTTCGCCGCCATTGAATCTACGGAATGAGTATGGGCCCTGTACTGGCCGTTGAGTACCAGTGCTGTCAATATACAATGCTGTTGTTTGAAGCGTGTGTTCAAACAAAATATTGTACATGCTATTAACCGCTGTATTGTCGGCAGTCAGCTGTGTAAATTGAGTTGGTAAGAAGTCAATGTTATAACCTGACTCGTCATCAAAATATGCGCCAGATTTAATCTTGATAATTGTGCTGTTAACTACCGACGGCTTTGTTCTTGTGTTTGAACTTAGCTTAACGCCGTCGCGACTGTACACTTCAAACACTGGTTGTTGAATTGCAGTAGTACGGAACGTTGCTGGAACAGCAATGCCATTCTTCCAGTGATACTCTTTTAAGTAATGCGGGTCAGCTGATGACGTTACATTGATTACTACTGCGTCGCCATCATTTGCTACTTCTTTTGAAACTCCAGTTGTCTCTACGCCGTTGTGTTTAATGTTTAAAATTGTATTAACATTTGAATCTTTAGCTAACCACAGAATACGCAAAGCAGACAATAAGACGCCAGAAATTCTGTAGGTAATTGTCCAGTTTGACGCTGGTGGGTTTTTAATCCAAGTAATACCGTTACCGCTTATTTTGTAAACTGCATACTTTGGTGTTCGACCGGCGGCATTGTCCTTGTCAAGGTTAGACAAGATTTTAATAAGCTCATCTTGCGGAATAGACGATGCGTTTAGCGCCAATTTAAAGTTAGCGCCAATTTGTGTTTGTACAATGATGTCAACTGGTCTATCTAATTTAGACAACAAAGACATGTATCTTGCATTTAGTACTGTTGTATTTTTATCTACTAGAGGCAAGTTAATAAAGTCTGGAACGCCAATGTTTAATTCGTTAACCAGGAATGTTGGCCAGGCGCGATAGCGTGTACCGTGATTGTATAATTCAAGGCTGTTTTCAAATTCAACAATAGGACGTAAGGCTTGACTATTGCCATTTGCAATGTCGCTAAATGCAATCCCTAAAAAATCAACTGCTGTTTGAATAGTAGACTTATGGAACCAACAGTTGGTTCGGCTGTGTGCATTTCTATTTTTTGCACCTGGTTCTTGTAAGATGTATTCCTTAGGGTTAATACCGGGGATGAAACCGTCCCATTCAACACGGTCCCAAGGCACTGCCGATTGGTCCCACAATGCATTTGATATTTTACTGTAAACAGTGTTTGTAAACTGCGATGCTAGCCCTAGTAGCTGAATACCTTCTTCGGTGCCAACACCTGTCACTAGCCACGAACGCAATCTAAGTTCTTCATCTAATGTAATGTAAAAGTTTGGTGCGTGGACATGTACTGCTTTTAGTGCAGGAACTTCAGTCAGCCATATAATATGGTTACCAGTGATATAATAGTCAACGCCTTGTGTTAATATAACACCGTCAACTGAAACGCCAATTAAACCTCGATTGTAGTTGACAAATTCATAGTCTAGGTGTAATTGATCAGTTCCGTCTGTAACTAAGTCTAAATCCAAATTACCACTAATATCAGTTAAACCTGGGCGTTGGTGAAATACTACCCGCATGCCATTTTTAAATTCTAAACTACGACCGTTTGGCTGCACAGGTGATGTGTAATATTTCTTACCAACAATGTCAGCTTGTACATTTAAGTCAGTGTTGCCGCTGGTTAAGAACACCACTGGCATACGTTCTTCGATCCAATAGTAGTTTGCCCAGTTTAAAAACTTGTCTGGGTCAATTGGCAAATCTAAAATGCTAATTGGTTCTACTGTTTCGCGTGTTCTATCATTTAGATTCCATGCTGTTGCAATGTCGTCGGCTGTTAATACTGATACCTTATCATCATTAAACAGTACTAAGCCAGTTTCTAATTGTCTGCGAGCAGTGGGATGTGGCAAATAATCTAAGCCAGTAAACTTTGTACGATTACGACCAACGGCATAGTTTAATGTTTCGATGGAACTTGGTTGAAACAAGTCTTCCATTACCGCACTTAGAACTTTCTTATTAGTTTCAGTTCTAAAAATCGTAGGTAGTAAGTCAGTCGTTTTAGGTGAAACGCCTGTGTTTAAATCCTGCCCTGGATATGTCTTGCTATATGGGTTTTCAGGATTTAACTTTTTTGGATCTTTTGCCATCTCTTTGCCTTATTAATTTGAAACAACTTCAACGTCATTTACCGTTGCGCTACTGATAAAAATTTCATCATCCTCACATGGAATTTGGAACAAGTCATTGCTTGACAACTGTTTTTGTTTTGGTACTAACACAATACTACTGATAATTCCGCCTAACGACTTATGTATCCAAGCAGCCATGTCAGTAAAATAAAATGTCTCGCCGAAGTCCCAATTATCAACTGAGAAGTATTGGTTGATTGCCGCAATAACACGACTGCGAATTTCAGCATCGCTTACTCGTGTAGTATCACTCTTAGTAATACGAATCTTAACTTGATTTCTGCTGTCGGCATTCTTACCAAAGATAACTTTGTAATTAACAGGATGAAAGATAATGCTATCACTGATACTCTTATAAGGAACTATAGAGCTCATTAGCTTTTCTAAGCCATATGAAGTTAATGGCAATGGCTTTGTAGATTCATTACCACCAGAGTTAACCCAAGCACGATATGAATCGTTATAGTTAGATGTTAGTACGTACATGTCAACAATGTTTGTTGTAGATGCATCAACTCTGTTACCACGTAAAGGAACATGTGTACTTTGTACTTTTAAATCTTTTCTACCAGGTAATAGCACGCCAGTTGCGTTGCTTGGCTTTAGTGTGTATTGACCTTTAGTATCAACAAATGGTACACGTTCAAATTGTACATTACCAGTGATTAGCTTGCTAATTACTTCTGGATCATTTGGTGCTAAGTTTTCATTTAGACCAGGTAATAATAACATTACGCGGGTCGAATCGAATCGACCGTCATCTAATTTAAAGTAGTCATTTACGTCAAGCGACAATTCCGACTCTAATCCGTTTTGCTTTAAAAACTTAATAGTATCTTTTAGCACACGCTTTGATGACGAGTCAATTGATTGGCCAAAACGTTGGTTATGGAATGTTAATTGGCCCACGCTGCCAAACACTGTTTGATCATTACGTGTGTACAATGTCCAAGAGCCTGTTGTTGTATCATACTCCAAACGTACTAACCAGCTTGCACCAGAGTTTGAGTTTTGTTCTGTTGGTGGAACTAAGTCGCCTGTTGCTATAACTGCGTCTACTGGAATAATTTTCCAACGGTCAGGCTGAGTTGATGTGTTTACATACTTTAAACCAAAGCTACGTGCCGCACGAATTTCAGCAAGAATTTCACGTTGCTCAGTTGGAGTAAAAATTGTACGCAATGATGGGAACCAGGCTTCGACACCTGTAGATGTTAAAATAGAATTTAAAAACACAGAACCTTGACCATTGGCACGTAAGCCAGTGTTGTTGCCGTCGTTGTCGCTTACGCCGAGACCCTCTCGATAAACATCTAATATACGGCTCCACTTGCCACCAGTGGTTTTTACCAAACTGTTCTTACCAATAGTTCTGTATTTGATATCTGGACTACCACGGCCAATACGCAATGGTGCATTATTTGTCACAACGGTAAAGTGGCCTGTGGTAGTTGCATTACCTGAGCTTACTGTTACCCACTCAATATTAACACCTGGATTTGGTGTAATAGGAGTATACTTTTTGTAATATAACTGGTGCAAGTGTCTGTTTAATAAACTGTTTTCTACCCAAGACAATACTTCTTGCGGACCTGATAGTGAGTCTTTTGTAGTGGATGTAACCACTTCAGTTTCGTAGATGTAGCCATCGTCTGCAAATGTAATAACAGGACGATATGTACCAGTTGGGTCAGACAAGTCTGCGTATACGCTTTGACCTGCATGTGTTCTGTTTACCGCTTTAATCTTGTCAACACCGCTTACTTTACCTTCTGGATAGATATTATAGTCAGAGGCGGTGATCATGCGGTCTTGGCTTGCACTTGTGCGACTTGCACGATTTTTAATTTGTTCTAATGTTTCACCTGCTGTGCTTGATGCTGGCGTAGATAATTCTAATGTAATTGTTAAATCTTGCTCTGTCAATGTATTGTCAACGAAACGCAATGACATTTCTAACCCTGCTACATCATTAGGAGAGATTGACAATGTTTCATTTGCGCTTTCGCGATACCATACACGAATGTTGCCAGTTGGAATGTCAGCAAAAATATCGTCACCAAACTTTAGCGACACAGAATCGTTTTCGCGAGTAATTACTTCGTATACTTTTCGCACATCTTTGGCAACTGCATTGAATACAATGTTCTTATTGTTTGTATTTGGTACAGGAGTCCACTGTTCTAATACTTGTCCTTGTGAGTCAATACTTTGGACCCAAATGTCAGTTTCGTTAATGTTATTGCCTTGTAAATCAATTACACGGTTTTCAACTCGTGTGTTTAGAATAAAGTCCTCAAACTTCAATGTACCTTGCTTGAACATAAAGAACCAGCCGTTACTATTAGACCCAAAACCTGTACCGTCGTTGTTAAACAATACTGTCTGGCGACCATACGGGTTTGGTGTGTTTTCTTTAGCAAGTTCTGTGATTGTATCAATTGTAACAGGGACCAACTCGCATGGGTAGCTGTTATTATTTCTTGCAGTCAATGAAAATGCTTCGACCATTGTACGAGTATCAGGTTGATCAAGTTCATAAATTTGTCGAGTAGTACCATTGTTAGAAATTGAACTAACTGGTCGTCCAATTGGATTAGACTTGTTTAATGCTTGATTTAGAATTAAAGAAAATTGTTCATTGAAATCTAAGTTTAGTGGGTCAGCCCACACAATTGTCTTACCAGCCAAATTTGTACCTTTGCTGTCGTATATTTCTTGTGTAGTAGTTACGGACGTAATTTTCAAGAAGCCATTGGCAGAACCGTTACGGAACGGCTTGTAGCCCAACTGACGAGCAATACTTAATACGTTGCCACGAACTTCTGCTGTTTCCAAGAACGTTTCGCGTAAGTTTAAATCTGCACGGAAGGACAAGTTTTGTCCCATAAACGCCATTAAGTCAACAAGTGCAACATACTCGCTTGAGTTGATAAAATCGTTAAAATCTTCTGGATAGTTTAGCTGAATGTGGTCTAATAATGCTGTACGTAGGCTTTCAAAGTCGTATGCTTTAAAATCTGCATTTACTAGATAACGGTAATTGTTAAGCCAGCTTTCAGCGGCGTTTAACTGTCCTAGGCGTCGTGTCTGGCTCATAATGTGTTCGTTCCTTTATCGTATACCATTGGTAATACTACTGTTTCGTCTGTTGGCAAATATGTCACTACAACTTCAATGTTAAGTGCATTGGGACCTTCGCTAATATCTACACTTTGCAACAACCAACGTGGATCTGCTTTGATAATTGAACGTACATCAGCGTCAATTAAATTGATTGTGTAATCATCTAACGGTTCAAAAAGCATATCCCATACAATGCTGCCAAATTCTGGCATCATAATACGCTCACCTTTGCGAGTATTAAAGTGGTTTAGTAAGTCTTGTTTCGCAAGGGCAAGGTCGTACAGGACTGGATTTAAAAAACTAGTCCCGATTGAGCTGTACCCGCGGAATTTTGAAGTGTAACTTGGCATACACCTATTTACCAAGTTTTATTAAGCTGGGTTTTATTTTAAGTAGCAGATGGAGCACTTGGAGGATTATTGCCTCCTGTATGCGGAGAACCATACTTGTCACGTAGTTGTTCAACAGTTAAGTTGCTACCATATGGCACATTTCCAGTGTTTAGATAGTAACTTCTTTCCCATTGAGCTAGGTGTTGCGGAGTTGGTTTTCCGTAGGTATTTTCAACCTTTGTTCCAGTTTGACCACCATTGCCATACGGAGTACGCCAGCCTGCTGTGTCAGGAAGTTGAACTTTGTTGTTCTTTAAACGTGACAAATCTCGCTTGATACCTTCAGCCTGCAACTGCTCTGGTTCCATTACTCGTGTATCAGCGTTTGGCTTGCCAGTCATAGCATATTTTGCATCGCTGTTGCGAACTTTGCTACTGTTATTATATGGAGAGTTTGCCCAAATTTTGGCAATATCTTCGTTTGTAGGCTTTCCATCTGCTGTGGCTGCGGCAGCTTGAACCAGTGCCTGTGCCATTTTATCTGCACTTGCTGGACTGCTGTACGAAGCCATAATCAATGCATCAATTTGCGACTGTGTAATACAAATTGGCTTGCCTGCTCCGCTTTTTGCCTTTTCAAGTGCTCGCATAATTCGTGGTGTGTTTTCGCGATCGATAATCTGACGGCTGGCTAGCCGTGCTTCTGGTTCGCTAGGGCCAGCTAGTAATGCCTTCTTTAAGTTTTCGTCAATCTTACCACCACCGCCAGGGCCAAAAATATCTAGGCGGATACCATAGCCAATACTGTAACCCTGGTAGTCGCTGTACATAATACCACAATATGCTTCGCGGCTTTTTAAAATCTTAAATCCTTCGTCGCTTAATTTGCTTTGTGTTACTTCTGGTATGCAGGCAATAGCATCTGTGTCTTCTGGTGCTGGTTTGTCTTCATAGCTTTCTGGTGCTGGAGTAATAATTGGATCGTCAATGGGCGCAGAGCCTTGTACTACAGTAGGCTGCTCGCCTCCTTTAGATACATGCCCACCATAAGGTTCAGCTTCAGGTACACGACCAGCAATACTTTTACCAACTGATGAGTTTGTAGCCAAGCTGTTTGGCGCAGGCAATGTTGCACGTTCTGCAGGAGGACCGTTCAAGTCAATGCGTTGGCCAGTCATCTTAAACTGACTGTCAGCAAGGATGTTCATGTTTTGACTGGTGCTTAACTTCATGCCAGTTGTACCAGTGGCATTGAATACTTCACATGCTTCAAGATTAAAGTTCTTTGCGGCACCTGCATTTAAATTTGAGCCAGCATCTAAGTTAATATTATTACCAGCACGAAGGTTGATACTGTCTTCGGCATTTACGCTAAAGGATCCACCTGCATAAACGTCAACGTTGCCTTCTTTATCAAGTTGCATCCAGGCATTGCCTGTTGCGTTGATAAAGTAAATGAAGCCTTCGTCGTTGTCCATGATAAACGTATTGCCTGAAGCAGTACGCAAACGTATTTGACCGTTTTTAAATTCCTCGCCATCATCCATTACAAACTGATGTTGACCAGGTGTTAAAACACCATATGCTAGGCCTGTGTGTTTTTCTTTATTTCTAAATGGGCCAGCGTTGATGTGACCACGACGTTTGTCTTTTTCTAAGCCTTGACGCTTGATAACGTTATTAAGAGGATGCTTTGGTCTGCGTTCTACATCTGGATCAGATGTGTTAAAGCGATTGCGTTCGGCTAGTGGTGCTGTTTCGCCGTCGTGCGTTGTTCCTGATGCTACTGCTGGCAATGCGTGAGTGTGGCCATCGTGCGGCAAGCATGCCCACCAAATGCCTTGGTTTAATTCTCCGTTGATAAAGCTACAAATAACTTGTACATTTTTATCTGGTGGTACCATCCATACGCCATAGCTTTGATTTGTTTGAGCATACTTGGTTGCGTCTTTGGCCTGTGATTCGCCTTTGGTATCCGTTGCGCCAGCAAATGGAGGACAATAGCGAACAGTGAACCAACCTTGTTTATTCGACTCAGCGGCTGAACTTAGTTGTGGAATCCACACTCGTAGACGGCCAAGGCCGTCTGGGTCAATGTTGTCTTTTACTTTGCCGATAAAGACGCCTTGCATTTTATTGCCAACTGCGCCAGTACCTCCTGTGCTAATACCTTTGTTATTTGATTGCATTTATGTCCTTACGGTTTTTTCGAGGTACTCGGTCCAACTGAATTGGCATTGCCGGGAGTTGATCCGCCAGGCTTAGTTACCTGTGCTTTTTTACCTTTCCATGGATTAGACAAAGGTTCGCGGCCACATACCAAGTTCGTAGTAAATTTACCTTTGGTAAATTTGTTTGTTAGCGAAATAGTAAAATACACGCCACTGATAGCATCAGACTCACGAAGTGCCATTGTATCAGTTCCTGTAGTTGTTGCAGATGGTACTTGCGCTTCAAAATAGATAAACGGCAACCATGTATGTGTTGCGGCTTTCTTTCTTTTTTCGGCCATCTGATCTTCAGTTAAGTGTTCTTTTTCGTATTCCCATACATCTTCTTCCATTGGTGGCTTGCCAGGTTTGCCAGGAATTTGCATTAGCCAATAAGGATCGCCTACTACTTCAAGATTTAATTCTACCATCTCGCCACTGCCTGATAAGTTAGCACCAATTTGACGATACACACTATACTCGTTTGCGTTTTCCGGAGATAATGCACTTTGTTGTGACTGCTGTTGTACACCAAAGTTCATGTGATAAAACTGCGGCATGTGAGGATACCAACCTGGTTTAGGTTCTATTTTGCCAGTGGTAGCATTAAACTGAGCATCTTCGGCGTATGTTGCGGCTACACGTTGTTGTTCTGTTCCTACTGTTTTTGCGTCATCACATTTGATTGTTTTGGCGTTGCTTGAAGCATCAGACTTTTTCTTAGCAGTAGCCGACGTACCCATTGGAGCAATTGGCTTGCCCGTTTCCGAGCTAACCCACAGTGGTCGTACATTACGCCACATGTAATTTAATTTTAGCGTAGTGTTGATAACTTCAGAGTTTTCACCTGTGTAAATCCACTTATAAACTTTTCGTAGAAGTCCTTGTTTAATCCAATGATTAACTCGTTTGTTGCGTTCCGCTGGATCTTGTGCGTCTTTGTATTCCTGAGGAGCAATAATATTACGTGGATCTTCTTTTGTTGTGATAAAGAAATGAATCTCTTTAGCGGGGCCACCTAATTTAGGATCAAATGCATAAGACTTGTTTTCTGCAATATCTTTGGCGCCTGGAATGATTACAACGTTCCTTGGTATAATATCTATCTTACCAGGCTTAACGTCATTGCTGTTGTAATCTTTCTTTTCCGGAATACGGTGTAAATGCTTCATCATATCTTGGCTGTTGGCAAGTTGTCCAAGAATAAACGACTGGATAGTTTGCCCAGGCTGACTTTGTACTTCGCCGCGGCCAATGTTGAATTGTGCCGATGCTCTAGACCAAAATCCGTTTTGTATTTTTAAGTTGGCAATATCTTTGTGTGCTGTAATAACGTATTTGTGTGGGATACAACGAATGTCTGACTTTACATGTTCTTCTTCTCGCTTGTTTAATGCGTCAGCAAGTTCTTTACAAAAACTTCCAACGGTGGCTGGCGTACCAACCATTCTAAAGCCTTCTTCGAGTTGAGTGTAATCAGAGTTCATTGACAGACCCTCTGATGTTACAAATTCAAAATCATACGTGCTACCTTTGTAGTCAAGGTTCATTTGTAATTCGTTAATTTTAATATACCAACGAAAGATTAAATCTTCATCGTCCCAGCCTTTGCATATTTCTGGCATGTCCGAATCAGTGTTGTAACCAGAGAAAGCAATTTCAAAAAGATAAACACAGTCATTGCTTTTGTAGCCCAAGTCTAATGCAGCCAAACTAAGGGCTTCCATGAATCTTCCGCCTAATGGCTCGACTACTTTACCTTTAAACGAGATTGGCATTTGCGTTATGTAGTTGCCTGTCTTGTTACCGGCACCAGTACATTCCATTATCATTTCTTCAAGATATACCGTACCAGAGCCGCCAGTTTCCCATAATATGGTACCTTTTTTGTAATCATAGCTTCTTTCGTAACGTGATTGTGTTGCCTCGAATACTGGCATAGCAGTTAGTCGAGTAGTGTATGTTACGTTCCGATAATTCTGTAACGGGTTATAATGAATTTCCGGTAAGCCGACATTGTCATTGTAAGTTGGTTTAGTAGCCATTATACTACTCCAGCGATATCTGCTTTGTTCAATACACGAAGTACCATACCTGTTTTTAAATCTCTAATAGGATCACGAAGCTGGTTGCGGTTAAGCAAGACAATTATCCACCAATAACTGCTGTTACCATATAACGAATAACTTAGCAAGTCGGGGCGATGCTGATATTTAGGTCCAACTACAATAGTTTCAGTTGTTTTACCGTCTACAATATCTGCTGCCACTGGTAGCTTTGCCAAGTCAAGATAAAAGTCTTGGATTGGTGTATCAGCGTATTGATTCTTTCCAGTAGTTGCCATTTTAAATGTATCCGTTTCCTAATAATTTGCCACCGTAGAAATTTTCTAATGTGTATTCTTTAACTGCTTCGACTGCGTTGATTTGTACAATCAAGCTAACACTCATTTCAAATAATACTGGTACTGATTGTCTACCATTGAACATATCAACAGTAATATAATCAACATCGTTGGGATAATCGTACTGAAAGGTTTTTACAACCACTGGTGTATTTGAATATAGGCCGTGAGCACTTAAACGTCCAATAGGAGGTGGTGTTCCTTTTTTGCTATCTTCGCGGCCATAAAACATACTTGTTGCTGAACGTAGCAAATGAATAGCAGTTAATGTTTTCTTTGCTTCTTCTTCGGTGCGACTAAACCAAGGGCCACTGATTGTTACAACAGGTGTTGAACGATTACCAAATGCGCTTGGCTGATAGTTAGTGTGTTGCAATTCCCAAGTACTGTAGTTTACTTCAATAGACTGGCTAATCTTAGGAGTACTTGGCCATTCTAGGATATGATTCTTGCCAGGCTCTTTATACGTTAAAGAACGAATGTCGTTCTCGCCAGTTTTACGACCACTGGCATCAGTGGTGTTCATTTCAGCAAACGCTTTAAACTCGATTTGAACTTTACTATCTAAGTTTGCCATTGTATTATCCTAGCTTGGCATCAAAGATGCGTTTAATTCTGTCAATTACTGCGCCGCCATTTGGGTATAGCTCATGTAAAATTGCAACACGACCTTCATCATCTGCGGCCTTGTACAAGTTTCTAATTTGGCCTGCGCTGTTGATAGTTTGACCAGCAACAGTAAACTGCACGTCAGCAACTGGAATGACGTAGCCGTGGCCAGCACGGGTACCATCAGCATTTTTAGCATTACTGAATGGCATTAAATTCTTGCTAGTGTATGGCTGGAAGTAACTTGGAGAGCCGTCTTTCAATGGCTTGAACGAAAAACGTGGATCTTCAGCCATGTCCTTTTTACCCACACCAAAAACCATAACGTCTTTGTTGGCGTCAAGTCCCAATTTTGCTGGCAAGTTAACTGGTGCGTATGGCACTGTTTCTTCTACAATGTTCTTTTTTGGCACACCAGCGGCTTGCATCATAAGTGCTTTTTCAGCAAACGAAAATGGACTCTTTTCTGGCTCTACCTTGCCACTTGATGTGATGTAAGTATTGTTAATGCCAAACTTGTTTGCAAGTTCACGAAACACTTCAGCGTGTCCATGGTGGAACGGATGGAAGCGCCCAGCGTATACAGCAACTATGCGGGAATTTAGCTCATTTATCTTCATTAAAAGTTTCTCCATACCTATTTACCGTTTCTATAAAGTAGGTATATTACCGTTGACAACGCTTACAACTTTATGCTATACTTGATACAAGGAGACTACTAGTGTCAGAGAAAACAACAACCATTTACCTAAAAAATAAAGATATTTTAGCCGCAATCCATGCAAGTAAGATGAGCTATTGCTGGAAAGAAAGCCGAGATGTTGAGCAGTATGATTACATTGTAACCGAATTAAAAAGTTTTCATAATCGTAAAACCAAAGCCTGTCCCGAAGGTGCTATCAACTTAGCACGTGAAGCTCGTGCCACACGACTACAACAGCAAGCATACCAAGCCGCTATTGCCGAATGGGAGGCTGCTAAGGGCAAAGCAAGTACAAAACCCAAACAAGATCAATTTGAAGTTAATCCTAAAAAGATTCCAGTAACTGATCTTGTTGTTCGTATGATGACATTTGAGCATATCCCGCTCGAACCAGGACGAAAAAATAATCCTAAAAGTATTGCTGACCACAGGAGCAAAGTAAACTTTCCACCATTTAAACATTTTATGCAAAATGAAGATGGTACATGGCGTGAGGTGCTTCGTAGTCATTGGAAGGGTGATTTACAAACTGGAGAGTTTTGTGTTGACCATGGACAAATTACAAATCGTTTAGGTGCAATGTTCTTAAAGCTATGTGAACGCTATAGCTTACGAAGTAACTGGCGTGGCTATTCGTATGTAGACGAAATGCGTGGGCAGGCCTTAATTCAGCTTACTCAAATTGGGCTTCAATTTGATGAAGGTAAATCACAAAATCCATTTGCTTACTATACTGCCGCAGTTACAAACTCATTTACCCGTGTTCTTAACGTAGAAAAACGTCAACGTGATATCCGCGACGACTTGTTGCAAGATTCCGGTCAAATGCCATCATGGACTCGTCAAATGGAAAGTCAGCAAGCACACATTGAAGGTATCGAAAGATACAATGCTCTTAAGGATCCAGCGGCTGCTGTTGATCCAGGTGAAGAATTACCAGTTAATGTTGGCTTAGAGGCCGACGTTGACATTGATGCTGATATTGAAGTATCAGAAATTATTTTAGAGGATAGCGAGGAAGCATGATGACAAATCCATTCCGTGATCAAGAAAAATTTATGAGGGCTTGCGATCAGAGTGTAGACACTTTTAATCCTGGACAGTTTAGCCTATATTGCGATTTAATCAACGAAGAAGTTACTGAGCTTAAAGAAGCCATTAACAATAATGATCAAATTGAAACACTTGATGCACTCATTGACATCCTGGTTGTTACCATTGGTGCTATTCATAGTATGGGCTCCGACGGCGACGGAGCCTGGAAAGAAGTTATGAAAACCAACTTTGCCAAGATTGACAAAGAAACTGGCAAAGTTCGCAAACGCGAAGATGGTAAAGTGCTCAAGCCAGTAGGCTGGACACCACCTGAGCTTGCACCATTCTTAAAGAAGGAGTAAGATGGCAAAGAAACCAAAAATGGCGCCATACCGCCCCGAAGAACAAGCATATCTTCAACGATGGAAAGGTGTTAAGAATCAACACCCCACATTGTGGGAGAAGATGGACAAGGATCCGGTATATGATACTGCTATAAAGAATCGCGATTTATCTAATGACGGCACGTCATTAGGTACGCAATGGGGAGTCGGCCGCCCTAAAGGTCCCAACTAAGGAGTAATCATGAAACACCCAGACAGTTTGAAACGACACATTGATCATTTAGAGCTACATCACCAGAGTCTCGAAAAGCAACTATTGATCTTAGAAGAGCAACACCAAAATGATACTCCTGTTGCCCAAACTCTCAAGAAACGAAAACTTTTCATTAAGGATGAATTGGTTCGTTGTAGACATACACTTGCAGAAATGCTATAATAACTGATGACTCAATCTTTCAAGAAAGCTGTTTGTTTTACAGACATTCACTTTGGACTACGCAACAATAGTCGTAGTCACAACAATGACTGTGAAAACTTTATTAAGTGGATGGTAGACGAAGCCAAGCGAGAAGGTGCTGAAACATGCATCTTCCTTGGCGACTGGCACAACAATAGATCCACTGTTAACGTAAGCACACTAAATTACACAACGTCCAACGTCAAGTATCTTTCAGAACATTTTGAAAAAGTATACTTGATTATGGGCAATCACGATTTAGCATATCGTGAAAAGCGTGAGATTAACTCACTGCCGTTTGCTAAACACTTAGACAATGTAGTATTAGTTGATGAACCTCTCACTGTAGGTGACATGACTATTATCCCGTGGCTTGTTGGCAACGAATGGGAGACTATGAAAAATCTCAAGAGCCGCTATGTGTTTGGTCACTTTGAACTTCCTAGCTTTAAAATGAACGCCATGGTAGAAATGCCAGATCATGGCGGGCTTAATGCTGGGCACTTTCCCAACCAAGAACTAGTATTCTCAGGACACTTTCATAAGCGTCAGCGCAAAGGCAACATTGTTTATATGGGAAATTGCTTCCCGCATAACTATGCGGATGCCTGGGATGACGAGCGCGGTTGCATGTTCTTAGAGTACGGCGGAGAGCCAGACTTCCGTTCATGGCCAGGTGCTCCTAAGTTTAAAACACTTACACTGACTCAAGCAATCGATAGACACGAAGAATTGTTTGATTCGCAAACGTTTGCTCGTATTACAATTGACGTAGACATTAGCTACGAAGAAGCAACATACATCAAAGAGCAGTGGGCAGAAACGTATAACATGCGTGAGCTGTCGCTTATTCCTGGCAAGAAGGAAGAACACGCAACCGAATGGTCAGGCGGCGATATTCAATTTGAATCTGTTGATGCTATTGTTCTTAATCAGATCCAGGCTATTGAGTCTGATGTCATTGACAAACAAATTCTAACACAAATTTATCAAGGATTAACGGTTTGATCAAGTTTAACAATTTAACAATTAAAAACTTCATGAGTGTGGGCAATGTAACACAAGCCCTTCGCATGAATCAACACGGACTAACACTTGTACTTGGTAATAACTTAGACCTAGGTGGTGATGGTGCTCGCAACGGTGTGGGTAAGACTACTATGGTTAATGCACTATCATATGCTATCTATGGCAATGCTCTTACTAATATTCGCAAAGAAAACTTGATTAACAAAACTAACACCAAAGGCATGCTGGTCACGGTTGAGTTTGAAAAGAATGGCGCCAAGTACACAATCGAACGTGGACGCAAGCCTAACGTGTTACGCTTCTTGGTTGACGATCATGAAGTAAACGAATCAGGTACAGACGAAGGTGCCGGTGAGAACCGTGTAACTCAAGAAGCAATTGAAAAAGTTGTTGGCATGAGTGCAGAAATGTTTAAGCACTTAGTGGCTCTTAACACTTACACTCAACCGTTCTTGAGTTTGAAAAGTGGTGAGCAACGTGACATCATTGAAGAACTGCTGGGCATTACTCAACTAAGTGAGAAAGCTGAGATCCTTCGCGAGTTCATTAAGAAAAGCAAGGATGATATTAAGGATGAAGAGTCACGCATTAAAGCCTTGCAAGAAAGCAATGCTCGTGTTCAAACCAGCATTGATGACTTAGAACGCCGCAGTCGTGTTTGGACTAGCAAGAAAGAAACTGACGTGGCTGCTTTTGAAGCGGCTATTACAGAATTAGAAAATACAGACATCGAAGCTGAGCTTGAGGCTCATCGTGCTGTAGCTCTTTACAAGGATAACGAAAGTCGCCTTAAGTTAGCCAATAAAGAATTAGCTACTCGCCAAAGCAACGTTAAGAAGTTGCAAGATGCTTTAGCAGTTGCACAAAAGAGTTTAGAATCTATCAAAGCTCACCAATGTCCATCTTGTGGACAGGATGTGCATGATGAGAAGCATGACCAAATGGCAACAGATGCACAGGCCGCTGTGGATCTAACTGTTAGTGCGCTTCGCGAAGAACATGGTTATTTGGCTCAAGCTGATATGGCTGTTCGAACCATTGGCACATTAGGTGATCGTCCACGTACCAAATACCAGGACGTAGCCGATGCTGCCGCTCACAAAAACAACTTAGAAAACATTCGCAAGCAACTTGATGCAAAGGTCCAAGAAGAAGATCCTTATCAAGAACAAATTGAAGCTATGCGTAATACTGCACTAGCTCTGGTTAGCTGGGATGAAATTAACAGAGTAAGTAAGCTACTTGAGCACCAAGAGTTTTTGTTAAAGTTGCTTACAAGCAAAGACTCATTTGTACGAAAGCGTATTATTGAGCAGAACTTGGCTTACCTAAATCATAGACTAAGTTACTATTTGGATAAGTTACAACTACCGCACCAAGTTACATTTAAAAGTGATTTGGAAGTAGACATTAGCCAACTAGGACAAAGTTTTGACTTTGATAACCTAAGTCGAGGGGAACGAAATCGTTTAATTCTAGCATTGAGCTGGAGTTTTAGAGATGTGTATGAAAGCTTCACTGAGCCAATGAACTTGATGTTTATTGACGAGCTTGTTGATTCTGGAATGGATAGTGTGGGTATCGAACACTCCATGTCGGTTCTAAAGTCAATGGGTCGTGAGATGAATCGTAACATTTTCTTAATCTCTCACAGAGATGAACTAGCAAGCCGTGTTAATAATGTGCTTATGGTAGTTAAGGAAAATGGATTCACTATGCTTGAAGCAGATACGCAAGTCATTGAAAATTAAGGAACATTATGACAAATCACGAAATTCTATTAGAACAGTTTGAAGCATACAAAGCTGAAAACGAAAAATTTGCAGGCAAAGGCGTTAAGGCCGCTGCCGCTCGTGCTCGCAAGGCACTACAAGAAATGTCTAAAGCTATCAAAGAACGCCGTAAAGAGATTACAGCGGAGAAAGAAGCGTTAGCAGCCAAGTAATGTGGTTTTACAACGATCAAGTTGTAGACGCATTACCTGATGACTGCGTTGGGTTTGTGTACCTTATAACAAACCTGACTAACAACCGAAAGTATGTGGGGAAGAAGCTATCAAAGTTTTCTAAAACCACATACAAGGTTGTTAAACTAAAGAACGGTACAAAAAAGCGGAAGAAGATTAAAAGTAAGATCGATTCCGATTGGCAAACTTATTATGGCTCATCTGTAGAACTACTAGCAGACTTGGCTCAACTAGGCCCAGATAAATTTAAAAGAGAGATACTGCACTATTGCAATGCAAAAGCTGTATGCTCTTACATAGAAGCAAAAGAACAATTTGATAGAAAAGTACTTGAATCAGCAGACTATTACAACGGCATTATCAACTTAAAAGTACATAAAAATCATATTAAAGATAAACTTTAACTACACGGTTAACTCATCTGTACAACAGATAAATCCTTATACTTCCTGCGTAAACCGCTAACTCCCCCAGACTCATTTACTACTGATAGGCTTGTGCAGCCAGTTATATTGCACCCATAAAACCAGGCACTAGGGTTGCGCTGGGGAAGGAACTTCCGACGCAGTAGCGGAGACTAACACCCACTATCCTTAACAGGACGTAGATCAATTGCTTGAAAAGATCTGGGTTTAGTATATGTAAAGCTAGAAAGAGCAGGCTCTGGTGAACTATTACAACCTGCATATTGCACACGTTATTTCAATTAGGTGTGTGCAGTAGCGTCATAATAAGAAAAGCGTAAAAGGGTACAGCGTGACCGCCCTAACTTTAACAAGTTGCTGTAATTGAATGTGGCATTGGACTTCGGGTCAAGTGTTTTTATCTTAGCCGGTAAAACGGCTAAGTGTGACTGAAGCATCAGGTCAAGTAATCATTATGTAGTTCATGTATTAAGAAACAACACTAGTATCATATAAAATCGTGTTAAATCTAAAAAATATAGACTAAAGTAATCTGAATGAGTTGAGCGAAGCGATACGAAATTCAAGAGCGAAGTATTCGCTCTACCAAAATACTTTACAAATGAATACTAACGACGAGCAATACCCTTTTTGCCATACATGACTTCTGTATGCTCTTTGATTACTTCGCTTAGTACTGTTCTTTCTTCGTGAGTCATGTTCCAAATTTCTTGTGGGCTAATGTTGCCCCAAACACTTAACATGGATACTTCTTTGATTACGGCTCTTGACTCACTTTCAATGCTCTCGATAAAACGTCGAATCTTATTTCTATCGAGTCCTAGACTCAAGAGCCTACGCTGAAAAAACTTGTAGGGTCAAATAGCATGTCGGTTGTAAATTTGTTTTTGCAATGATCACAAGTTACTTCTAATGTACGAGTAATACCATACTTGCCAAATGCTTTGATTTCTTCGTCAAGACGTTCATTAGATGCGCGATCTAAATTCTTAACCCAATCATGAATATGTTCGTAGTTTGTTACTTCAACTCCGTCTGGCAATCTTACTACTGTAATACTTGCCGCAAGAATGTCAGTACTCAAATCTACTAACTGTTTGTATCCACGGTTAGCAACATCTGCTTTTTGTTCAATAGTAGAATTTTCGTTTGCTTCAACCCCTTGAAGCTGGCGCATTGTGTTAAATTGCACACGAAGTAGTTTGCTTTGTGCTTCTAATGTATAAGGCTTTAGCTGTACAACAACGCCATTTGCTAATGTTACTGTACCTAAATTTTCAGGAATAGCACGTGATGTTGACAATACACTACCTAAACCAACTGTAACTCTTTGTGCTTTACCACCGCTTTCTTCGCAGCCATGAGTAACATCTAGTTCCATATCATCGCCATAGCTGGTCATACGCATAGCAACTAAGATAGCATCAATGTCAGGTGCAGGCATTTCTGATACATTTGCAATGTCAGGACACACAGAAGCAATAACTTGTTTTAGTGCTTCGCCGTTTAACAACGCATCCGGATTCTTTAGCGCAAGTTCATCTTTGGCAGTCATTGGGTATACAGCCAATTCGCCTGTGTCACTTAGCTTAGGTGGTGTGTTATAAAAACGTCCGCCACTTGGCAGTTCAATATAAGTGCCGGGCTTACGATAGTATTGGGCCAATGGGTTGGCAACAGGCTGCTTAATTGGCTGTTTCAGTGGGTTTGAGTTATCCATGTAGTTAATCCTTAACGGTAAATAGGTGTATAGAACCTAATGTCATAAATGTATTTATGTACAGTTTTAACGGTTAAAGGACCAAAATCTCCAAATGGATGATAAAGAACTAATAAAGGCAATAGACAGATTAACAGACAAGCTAGACAGCGTGTCAAGTTCTGTTGGCCGTGGCAGTAGCCAATCAACATCATCTGGCACTCCTAAAAATGGTCCAGTACCACGTGCTAAAGCAGTTGATTCAACTGAAAAAGCAAATCGCGAAGAAATAAAAAAAGCAACTAAAACGATTCAAGCGTTAAACAAAGAAACAGAAAAAGAAATTAAATCTACCAAGGATGCTGTTGACGCCCAGCAAGACTTGACTAAAGAACAATTAAAAGCCAAACGTATTCAAGAACAAACAACTGATGCGTTCAAGGACTTAGGCGCATCAATGATCAGTGCTGATGCAAATATTACTACCATGTTTAGAAGTTTCAGTGGTAGCTTATTGGGTACAGGCACTACATTTGGTAGAATAGTTGGCGGCATTGCGATGGGGGCTGGTTTCGCAATCGGTCAGCTTCAAGAATTTGCCAAACAAGCTAGCGAGATGGGGGCATTTGCCGACCTTGATAAATTTAGTGTTGGCTCAGTTACGCAGATGAAACTAATGAGTGGCCTTGGTGGCGCATTCATGAAAGTAATTGAAAACAGTAACGGTACTTTTAGAGCATTTGGTGCTACAAGTCAAGAAGCCGCTGAAAATTTAAGTAACCTAAGTCGTGGATTGAAGTATGGTAGTGGATATCTTAATAATACCCTACGTAATGCATTAGGTAAAGATCTTGTTAAAAGTGTTGACCGTGCCGCTCGTGCCGCTCGTTCGATGGGTATAACCGATGAAGAACAAGCAAAGCTAACAGGTGACCTTGCTGTTACCGCGGCTATGGGTGCCAAAAACGAACAAGATGCAAAACAACGATTAGTTGAACAGTATGCCAGAACTATGGAGTCTACAAAGTCTCTAAACAGTGCATTTGGCATCAGCGCAAAAGCCGCACTTGCAGCCGCAGAAGCATTTAGAAAAACTGACGCTGGTACATTTGCGGCTAGAGGAGGAATGACTGCTGAAACAGCGGCTTTGGCTAAGTTAATGCAAGACATGGGCGTTGCGACTGACCCAGAAAAAGCCGCCCGTGCCGCACTAGGTGTAATGCGAGGCGAAGAAGGACAGGCACGAGCTGTAATTGGAGCCGGACCACAGCAACAAGCTATGGACTTGTTGATGACTTCTATTAACAGAGCCGGCGGCGCCGGGGACATGAATGCTGTTGCTAGAGAGATGAAGAATTTGGCCCCACAGATGGAACAAATTATTCAAGATGCATCTAATCAAGCAGTTAATAATCCAAACTATTCAGCAACCGGCGCCGTACTAGCAAGATTCAAAGCAGGTATGGATACCGCCAAACCCGGCGAAGAGCCTAAGCCAAGAACGTCAGAAACTGATAACATCATGGCTATGAATAGCCTAACGGCAGCTCTTGAAAGTTTGCGTAATGTTATTCTTGGTGTTACTGCTGGTATTGCAACATTAGTAGGTAGCCTGGGTGCTATAGCGGTTGCAGGTGGTATTGGTGGATTATTAAAAGGTGGCCTAGGCAGCAAGATGGGCGACATGTTTAGTGGCATGTTTGGCAAGAAGATGGGTACAGCTGGCCCAGCCGCTGGATCACTTGCAGGTTGGAAAAATGGTCCCACTGCTGCCGCACAAGGTGCTGGCAGCGGAATCATGGACAAGCTAAGTGGTGCCGCAGGCAAAGGTCTTGAAGGCTTCGGTGACTTGCTTGGTAAACTTGGCGAAAGTAAAACTGTTAAAGGTGCAGGCACACTAGCATTGTTAGGTTCTGCATTAGCATTAACGGCAGTGGGACTAAAAACATTTAACGAAGTCAACTGGGAAAGTTTTGTAAAAGGCACACTGGCACTTGGCGGCCTAATTGGTATAGCCAGACTGGTAGGCGAAGCAACGACTGGTATGATCAAAGGCGCCGCAGTTATTGCAATACTTGGAGCCGCTATGTGGGTAGCTGGTAAAGGTTTCCAGTCATTTAGTGACGTAGAATGGGAAGGTATTGCTAAGGGTGTAGTAGCTTTAGGAGCTTTTGGCGCAGTTGCTGCCATTATGGGTACGTTTGTTGGTCCAATACTATTGGGTTCGGCTGCAATCGCGGCACTTGGGATTGCACTTGGTGTATTTGGGGTAGGGGCATGGGTTGCAGGGCAAGCTGCCAATGTGTTTGCAGACGCAATAGAAAAAATTGGCAGTGTTGACGGAGTAAATTTAATTGCAGTTGGCGCAGGTCTTGCGGCAGTAGGTGCTGGTGCAGTAGTATTTGCCGCAGGTATGGTAGCCGCAACTGCTACTAGCTTGGTAACAGGCTTAATGAGCTTGTTTGGTGCAAAGAGCCCGATGGAGCGTATACTCGAGCTAGTACCAGTTGCTGACAAAATCAGCATGATTGGCGAAGGTATGTTTAAG